TGGGACGTTGCGACTGGATTGAAAGGCAGGGACAATTCTGTGTTGTCAATCTGTGCTCGTGACTCTGATGGTAACACATTCGTCCATGACATACGTGTGTTAAGTTCCGTGGATGCTGAAACAAAAGATTTTACAAATCAGTGTAGAGAAATTATCACTGCTTGTGCCTATCACAAAATATCACACGTGTATGTGGAAGAAAACTTTTCTGCTACACTGGCAAATGAATTGCGTAGGACAGCAAGAGAAATGAAAGTGATGATTCAAGTGGTTCCTAAATTTAGAAACAAAAACAAAATGGTGTTCATCGCACAGACACTAGAGCCTATTATCAAAGTGGGCAGGATGTATGTCCACGAACGGGTCAGAGACAAAACACCGTTTTTAGATGAACTACAAGCGTTTCCAAGGAACAGGCACGATGACTGTATAGATGCTACTTCTGAAGCAATAAGCAACTTGCCAGATATGGCCGTAGATGTAAGCAAAGTGGCTAAGGTATATAACCCTCTGACACACGCTGGATCTAGTTTTAAAATAAACTAAACCGCTAAATAAGTTTGACTGTTAAAAATATTTATTTTTTTTTGTGTAATATATACACACGCGCGAAAGAGGAGACAAAGATAAAATGAAAGTTTATTCAAAAATTGTTTGGGACAAAGATTTCAATATCATAGAAGAAGTATCTTCTGAATACAGAGGACCAGTAGCAATGATGATGTGTTCATCACCGCCACCTCCTCCACCACCACCACCACCACCACCACCACCACCAGTTTCATCACCACCAGCAGTTTCAGGTGGATCTAGAGGAACAGGTCAAAGGAAGTCTGCATCGCAGTCAGGTAGAGGTGTGTTGATTGAATCAAGATCTCCGCTAGGGATCACAGACGAAATGCAAAACTTAGGACCAAGAAGAAGTTTATTACAACCGCAAGTGCAAACTGCGGCACAAAATTTCATGAGACTAATTGGAGGTGGATACTAATGTGTTTCCCATCAGCACCAAAAATGCCAAGTCCTGAAGAACAACAAAGGCAACAACTTGAAATACAAAGACAACTTCAAGCAGACGCAGATTCAAAAGCGGCCGTTGAAATGGAAAAAACAAGGAAGAAAGCCGCTGTTGCTCAACAAAGAGCTAAAGAGGGTAGAAGAGGAAGAGAGAGTTTGATTACAGGTAGAGGAGTTGGAGGAATATTTGGAGCAACTGATCAAACAGCATCAGCACCTGCATCTATTGCCCCATTAGGTAGCGACCTTTACGGCATATCAAACCAGTAATTGATTATGAAAGATTTTATTTCAAAAGCCTTTAAGTTGGCTAAACTTGAAAGATCTAAGCACGAGGATGAAATATCTGATGCTTATTCATACACAAGGCCCAACAGAGATATCTATAGAAAAGACACTACCAAAACAGACAGAACCAAAATCTACGATTCAACAGCACCAGATGGTGTGCAGAATCTTGTATCCACAATTCTTAACTTGTTGATACCACAAAACCAACAGTGGGCAACACTTTCAGTCAGAGAAGATTTCAAAGAAAGCATTGCCAGCGACATCAAAAGAAAATTAGATATTGCCAACAGGACAGTATTCAAAACAATCAAAGACAGCAACTTCTACGTTGCGGCATCAGAAGCATTGACAGATTCAATCATTGCAGGTGTTGGATGTTTGGGAATGTATGAAGACGAAAGCATACATTTTACAGCTATTCCAAGTTATCAATTGTATTTCTTAGACAACTACAAGAACGAAATAGACACAGTTTTTAGAGAACACGAACTACAGGGTGGATACATCCTAGAAAACTACGGCAGTAAAATATCAGAAACATTGCGTGATATGTGTAAGGATGAACCTTACAAGAATCACTATGTGTTAGAAAGCTGTTTTAGATTGCCAGGAGATAGAGATTACACCTATTCAGTGCAGATAGGCAAAGAACTAGACATTGTTGAACAACGTCAAATGCCAGTTCCTATGTTTACTGTATTCCGTTTTGGTAAAACGGTTGGAGATATTTGGGGGGAGTCGCCTGTGCGTATGGCACTGCCACATATCAGAGTAGTGAACGAAGCACAGATGTTGTTTATGCAAGCCGCAAGTTACCTAGCATTGGGATCTTGGCAGGTAAACTCAGACACAGCAATCAACTTCAGTAACTTAAAATTAAGACCAGGTGATGTTATCACCGTGGATCAACCATTACAACCTGTTCCATTCCCAGGACAATTAAACGTAACAGAAAACACAATCAACGATCACAGAAGAATGATCAGAGGTATGTTATTCAATGACGTTATTCTACCACCAGAACAATCACCTACCATGACTGCAACAGAAGTGCAGTTGAGACAGAGCGAATTCTACAGACGGCTTGGTCCATATGGTTTGAGACTTGAACAAGAATTTTTACGACCTGTTGTGACTAATTTAATATTAAGATTGCAGATGAGAGGTGAGATTGATCCATTGCAAGAAGAAACAGGCACGTATGAAATTGTTGTGAATTCAGCCGTGAAAAGAGGTATAGCTCTTGCAGAAATTACAAGAGACATACAGATACTACAAACTATCGCTCAACTTGGACCAGAAGCTACACAAAACGTCAACATCCAAGCACTGGCTAGAAAAATTCTACGTGACGGAGATATGAGTCCTGAAGTGATCAGATCTGAATCTGAAATGGAAGAAATGGCACAGATGCAACAGCAACAGCAACAAGCGATGGCATTGCAACAATTGGCACAACAGTTTGCTCCAGACTCAGGAAATCCACCAGCTCCTGCGCAGGCTGTATAAATACTTACATAACAGAAACTAAAAAAGAACAGAAACTATGACTACAAAAACGACTGCACAATTGCAACTATTCTATCGTCAAATCTTTGAATCCACAGCAGGTAAAGCGGTATTGGATGATTTAGAAAGAATCACTAATCAAACTAGAGTGACTTCTGATTCACCTAATCCCTATGCGGCCGTCTATGTGATTGCACAACAACAATTGGTGAAAAGAATTAAAAATATGTGTAAAGAACGTAGTGCTGTTCCAAATGAAAAGGAGCATATAATATAATATGAGCAACGAAACACTACAAACAACACAACCAGATGTAAGCCCAGTAACTGAAGCACCAGATGCACCAAATCTTCTAGACGGAGTAACTGAACAGGTGTTACCTGATACAGCTCAACCTGTAACAGAAACACAGACAGCAGAGCTAGATAGACCAGAGTGGCTACCAGAAAAATTTAAAACACCAGAGGACCTAGCAAAATCCTACACAGAACTTGAGAAGCAAATCACTTCAAGGGTGCCCAAAGAATACGATTGGACTGTGACCAAAGATGTTGGATTGGCAGAGATGCCACAGGAACTAGTGGGTGAAGTAACAGAAGTATTCAAAAAAGCCAAGTTTTCACAGGAGCAGGTCAAGACTGCACTTGCGTTATATGCTGATCAAATACAGAAAGTTCAACAAGAAATTGCCACAACACCTAGGGTTGACCTAACAAAAGAAGAAGGCAGTTTAAAAAATCAATGGGGCAAAGACTACACAAAACGTATAGAAGCAGTCAAAAAGTTTGCAACCACAATACCATCAAGAGTATTGGAGCAACCACTTGTTGATACAGCAGAAGGTATTATGTTTCTAGAACAACTAATGGAAGGAAATAGAATGCCAAATCCTATACAAAACACCGCAATAAGCTCAGGCAGAGATCCTGTCGCTGTGAGAGAAGAGATACAGCGTATGAGAGGTGATGACAAGTTTAAATTACCCCCAGGAGATCTTGTTGGAGAAGCACACAGACAGAGATTATACAATCTTTACGAAACATTGGATAGACTTGAGAAACGATAATGCGTATAGCAGACAGCACAGATCTGCGAGACTACATCGTGCATTTTCAAAATCTATTGAATGTAGATACTTGCGAACAGATCATAGAGTGGGCTAAAGCAGAACCTTCTGCGGACAACGCTTGGGAAGGATTTGAAGTGGCCAAGAGTGCTTTGACCAACACAGAAAATGTGATAATGGACACACGCACTTGCGATTACACAATGCTGGGACCTGACAGAGGACCCTGCTGGGATCGTTTAGAACTGGCACTACATCACATCATAGAACACTATCCCTACGTGCATAAAGCTACAGATCACACTGGCATACAGTTGATCAGATATGGCCATGGTCATCACTTTGAAGAGCACGTGGATTCATACGGTGGTGCTCCGCGTATCTTGAGTGCTAGTATAATGTTAAATAATGATTACGAAGGTGGTGAGCTAACTTTCTGGCAGGATCAATACCAATCACAGACACACACAGCTGGGGATGCAATAGTATTCCCCAGCAATTTTGCCTTCCCACACGCAGTCAAACCTGTAAAAAATGGCATTAGATATGTGCTAGTAGTCTGGTTTGTCTAGACGATGGGTCTTGGATTCAGATGGTATTACCAAAAAAAACCACGCCAGCGACGGGTCTTGGATTCAGATGGTATTACCAAAAAAAAACCAAAAAAAATGTGGTATTACCAAGGATTATTTTACCAGACCAAAAAAC